TGGAGAGCCTACATGTTTAAAAGTAATTTTGTATTCACCTGTTACTTCATCATATTCTTCAAAACGTTCAATTTCGTAACTAGAAAATGGTCGAGCATTTAATACTCCAAGTTCATCTGCAATATCCAATTTCAAGAAAAAATCACCATATTTGGTCATGTTACGAATCCAGGTCCATAAATTGAACTCAATATTTAATACATCATAAAATAAATTATAAAGTATTTTTTGGATTTGCGTATTATTTGTTTTAATAGTTAATATATCTCCAAATTGATCAGCTAATGTTGATTCATCTGAATATATATCAAGTGCTGATGATATGATTGGATCTCGGTCCATCATTTCATAGTCAGCATAAAGCTGCATACGATTTTGATGCATATAGTAGTTAGAGTCATATCCACCCATTCCACCAACCATGTGCTTATTAGCACCATGCATTCTAGTATATCTATCAGCAATTTTGCTTTGACCTAGGTTACCTACACCTTGTAAACGATTGGTATCAACCACTCGTAGTTTATCTTTTCCGTACGCACGTACAATTACGTTGGTACTAAATAGATTCTGTAAACGTTTTCTTAGAGACGCCATAATAATATTATTTTTATAATAAATATAACTTGTTACAGAAGCCAGGTTAAATTTTCATCGTGGAAGCCATTATTCCAATTCCAGCCATCGGCATTGTTGTTAGGTTTCCCGGTATAAATTACTGGTTCTGTTTTTTGAAATTGTGACAATGATCGTTTTGTTAATTCAATTCCTTGCTGTCTTAACTTAAGTGTTGTGTCACGTAACCATAACCCGATACAAAATGCCATTACGAGGTCATCATTATATCCCGTTTGAGATTGAGCTTTACCATTTAGCCAAACGAATACAAAAAGTTCTTGTATTAATCGTTTGCTACGAATTACTGGTGTTCGCTCTCGCATATACATTTCCAATGCTGATATCATTAATGGTCGTGTACGTGTTGTAGTTGATACTCCAGGAACCATTTGGCTTTTATCCTTCATATCATAACCTTTTTTCAATTGTACATCTACATCTACATATCCGTCATCTTTATATGTATAAAATAAATTTTCATAGCCTCTATCTAATGCTGGCTGAATTGCAGCCCAACCAATATTGGCATTTTCAATTGCTAATAATGCATTGTTCCATTCTGTTGCAACTGTTACAAGCATATTGCCAAAATCTTTTGGTGGCAGTTTACCTTTATATTCAGCAACTTGTCGTATATCTTGTACGTCAATAACATGGAATGTTGACCAGTCGCCCCCATCACCTCGTGCAACGTCAGCTACTACTAAATAATCTTTTTGATAATCCGGATATTCCCATATCCAATAGCCATTGTCAAATCCGCGTTTCTCAATAGGCTCAGAACATTTTTCATCATATTCTAATAATATACCACCATCTATTACAGTATGACCTGATGATATAAAGTCACAGTCACATTCTTGTGCAGCACCACGTTCACCTAATAGTTGCGTTTGTTGATCTCGCCAATCTTGGTCGCGTTCCGGATGTACTGTCCAATGCAGTTTAATTGTATGGAATCCATTAACCTCTGCTTCAGCATCTGCCCACGTTTGGTGAAACCAGTTACCAACACCATTAGGAGTAGATAATACAATTGCACCCCCACCTGTTGATAATGTTGCTTGCGATGCTATCCATATTTCTTCAATATTTCTAATGAACGCAGCCTCATCAATGATAAGCAATGATAATGCTTCAGAACGTGCACCGGTAGTGGCAGATGATACTGCTTTAATTTGTGAACCGTTTTTAAATTTTAATGAAAGTTTATTGTCTGCTTCAATGTTACCCTTTAACCAACTAGGTAAATTATCGTGCATGACACGTACTTTTGTTACAAGATTTTTTGCTACTTCCTGAGTTGTTGCAATAACAAGTACGTTAAAATCTTCTTTAAACAACATGCTCCATAATGCGAAGCCGGCTGATAAAGTTGAGATACCTAACTGACGAGACTTTAATATAACACTATATCGGTTATCTCGTAATTCAGTTAATGAATCTTCCTGAAATGGAAATAGATTAAATTTAATCTTTCCTTTTTTCGGGTGTTGTATATAACAATATTGACGCATAAAGAAAACAGGATCTTTCGCACACATCGTGTATTGTTGTTGAATGATCTGTTTTATATTTGGTTGCGTCATATTATTTTACTAGTTGATTAACTAAAATTCCGGTACCTAATGCTGATAAAAATCCAAATCCGTACCAGATACTTTTTTTGTCAGACCATTTCGGTTGCATCAATTTAATTTGTTCTTTATATAATTCAATATTAGATTTTAACAATTTAATTTCATTGTCTTGTTCTGCAATATGCAATGAATCTAAAGTTGCAATTGAGTCTTGTTGTTTAACTAAACTACGATATTTAACAATTAGTTCATTATTAATATCATCTGCAGTCCATAATGAATCTAATACAAATGAAATATCTGCTAATTCAGATTGTGTAAAACACGTATCTGGTTTTGTTTTTCCTTTTTGCGAAAATGCAATAACTGGAAATAATAAAATGATAATTAGTTTTTTCATTTTTTTCTACGTGTTTTTTTCAAAATATTTTCTTTTGCATCTTCAATTGCTACTTCTACAACTTCAATTGTTTCTTTAGCTTCTTCAATTTCAGCAATTTCATTTTTCAATTTAACTGCTTCTTTTTTTGCAGCCACTGTTTTTTCTTTGATTACTTCAATCTTTTTTTCTGTTTCGATAATCTTTTCTGTATTATCTTCAATTTTCTCAGCAATTTTTTCTATTTTTTTTGATTTCTTTTTTGAATTAAATAGAAAAAATGCAATAATTGCGCCGATACCAACAACGATAGCTACCCAATATTTTTTAATCATTTTCATTTTCTGTTTCCTTGTTTAAATTATTTAAAAAGTTTTCTTTGAATTTATCAAATTGTTTTTGTACTGTTTCTTCAAATTCTTCTGGTGTCATTTTTTGTGTCCATGTTTCAACATCACCGTTGCCGCTACTAACAAATTGAGATGCTTGTGTATATGCTTCTTTCAACATAACAACATCGCGTTCTGCAGATGCTAACCATGCTAATGCATTTTCTCGTATTTTTTGGCGTTCATATTCTTCATACGTTCCCGCTTTCTTCAATTCATGTTCCATTTCAATTGTGCAATCAAAACACATTCCGTGAATCTTACGCATCTTTTGATCAATAGGATGTTTACCGGCACATGTGCATACATCTTTTCGACAATTAGGAAAAGCTCTTAATTCTTCTCGAATTTCTTGAAATATTTCTGAATTTTTTGGTTTACGAATTCGGAAGCCATCTTTTTGTTCAACAATATATGTAATACCTGTTGCTATATCAACATCTTCCCATACATCGCCTACTAGATGGCGTTCATTGTCTTTTGCTGTTTTTTCAGCATCAGAAAAACCAATAGTTTTCTTAGTTTGAAATTTATGACTACCATCCAACATTTGTTGAATAGCTTTAACATTTTGTAACTTTTTAGACATAACTTATTATTTATTTGGTGTATTAGATTTTTTAGTTTGACCTCTCTGAAGTTTATTAATAGCTAATGATCTCAACATTTCGAAAAAGTTTTTATAATCTTCAGGTTCCGAATCTTGTAACACTACATTAATAACTTTTGAAATTGATTTGATTCTAGCAATATTACCAGTTTCTTCTTTCAAATGATCGACAAATCTTTGAACTGCTAATGCTTCGCGAGCTGCAGGATCTAATTCAGTTTCTGCAGGTTGTTCTGCTGCTGGCTCTTCAGCTGGAGCTTCTGGTGCAGGTGCTGCAGCAGCATCTGGTGCAGGAGGTGTTGGAGCTGCAGCCATGGCAGGATCGGCTGCTGGAGCTGCTGCATCTGGAACTGGAGCTTCTGGTGTTGCTGGCTCTTCTACCGGTAATTCTTCTGCCGGTGTGTCAACTGTAGGTTCTTCAGTAGTTGGTTGTTCCATTAACACTTTAGTTATTTTGCGACGGATGTATTCTCTAATTAAATGTTCTTTTTGTTCACGTGTTAGATTTTCAACTTTATCTTTAATAACATCAGCAATTTCTTTTTCTTCAGCATCTTGGCGTTTCTTTAAACGTTTTGCTGCAGTTTTTGGATCATAATCGCCATCTTCTAAATCTTTGTATAAACGATCATCATCTTTATATGTTGGATACATTTTTCCATCGTCTTGCATTTCTTTATCAGTTTTACGCAAAACGTTAAGCTGTTTCTCGCCTGTAGTTTTAGGATTCATTCCACCTGCTTTGTCATCCATCGTATAATCTTTAATGTCTTTACGATAAGTAGGTTTATTGTTTTCTGGTTTTTTGTATTTGCTTTTGTGTTTTTCAGCCATGATTATGATCCATTTTTATATAAATATGTTATCGTGTATATTTCAATACTCCTAGTAGTTGATTGACAGGTGCAAATGCCCCGGTTAATTTATAGGTATGTCCGCCGTAAACGAATACAATTCCTTCTGATGGTACAATTGCTTCAAATCCTCCTAGACGTTGTATACGGCGTAATTCGTGTTCTAATTTTTTAAGTGTCGCAGTATCATTAGATGCTTGCAATTCTTTAATTAATTGAGCAAGTTCTGTTTTTAATTCCTGAATTGACTTACTTGGATTTGCTGCTAAGAAATTTTCTGCATTTTTTAACACTACAGCGCCTAATCTCAAAAAGATTGTTTCAAATGGTTCCATGTTTTGTTTTTGGTATACTTTGAAATCTTTTTTATCAAATTCAGTTACCCATGTAGCAAATTCTGGATTATCAATTTGTTTTTTGAGCATTGCAATATTGGTAGATTTATCATTAAATGCCCAACGATAAATTAATGCAGTTAAAACATCTTGTGAAATTTGATATCCTAATTCATTAGCTTTAGTTTGAATAACATCTTGCCACCATGCTTTGTGATATTCTGTTACTCGGTCTGTTTCTTTTAAATTGTAACGATTTTTTAATTGATCAATTTCGCTAAAAAATGCAGCTTGTTGATCTTCGAAATCATATACTCGACCTAACTTAATTTGTTGTGGTGGAATAAATGAAAATGTTTTTTGAAGATGAGCGTTTGCATCTTGTATGATTCGTTGTAATGTTGCTCCGCCTGTCATATCTGTTTCTACAACATTTGCTTTGTCATCATATTCAACTAAATTATGAAATTGTAGTACTGCTACATCATATGAAATAACATTTTTTGTTGCTGGATAAATAATTTCCATGTTAGCAAATACTCGCCCATTCTTGAATATTTTATTTAATTCTTCAGGATTGATTTGATTAAATGCTTCTGCTAAATCTTCCGCTGCTCCACCGAATGCATCTGATATAGGTCCTCGTCCTCCAAACTTTGCTTGAAGTTCTTGTACAGACATTGGAGTAATTACAGTGCCTTTATTTCGAGCAAAACCAATTTGACCATCTTTCCATGTTACTTGAATATTTTGTCCATCAGTCTTTTCAGTTACAGCTTCTTCAATATCCAAACGACCTTCTAATGCTCTAGAAACTAATTCTTTCATTTCATTGAATGTTAAACCATGGTCATCATATGGGTGTGCCATATGTCCTGCTGCGCCTCCTTCGGTTAAAACTGCGCCGAAAACTGTTTTTGGAAAATCGTTAAAATCATAAACAAATGAACGATCATGATCATTATCTAAAAATGATCGAAGTTTATTGATTTTTTTAGAATGACGATCTTTTTCCGTTTGATTCATTATTGCTTCAATAACTTCTTCAACATCTTCACACAATTCATTTGACCACCAATCTTTTGATAACATTGAAGCTTCTTGTATACCTTTAAGTATTTGCCAAGCATTTTTTACTTCTGCATCATTGTATTGCGGATATGAAGCTCGGAATGTTTCATAATCATTATTCATTAATGATTGTCGAACTACAGTAGCTGAAATAGGTTCATTATTATTATATAGTAATGGATCAACGTTGATACTTAATTCAGTTGCATCAATTCCGC